ATAGTTTATGATTTTGACAATAATATTATAGAAGAAGATTCTTATGAATATGAAGGACCAATAACATTAGCCGGTCCTGTAGTAGCAGCAGCACCTTATATAGTAGGAGCAACTGCAGTAATGGGTATTACTCAAGCTGGAGCAGCCGGTAAATTTAATCAATCTGTTGAAGAACGTAATGCTTTAGTTCAAGAACAAAAAAATGAAATTTTAGATAGTAAACTTGATTTAGAATTATCTCGTTTTGATAAAGATTTAAAATTATTAATTGCTACACAAACTGTTAATACAGCTAAATCTGGTGCAGTTATTGGTTCTGGTACTGCTCAAAATATAAAGTTATCAACCTTATATACAGCTGAAGCTGATAAAAAAATTGCTACATACAATAATGAAATTGCAAAATCTAGAAATTTAGAAGAAGCTAACTTTAGTCGTATTAGAGGACAGATGGCAAGACAAAGAGCTAAAATGGAACAAATTAGTATAGCAAGTAGTGTTGGAAGTTCATTATTAACAATGACAGGATAATAATGAGAAATTATAAATCAGAATATAAAAATTACCATTCTAAACCAGATCAAAAAAAAAGAAGAGCTGGAAGAAATGGAGCAAGAAATATAATGAAAAAAAAACTTGGATCAAGTATATTGGGTAGGGATGTAGATCACAAAGATAGAAACCCAACAAATAACAATTCAAGTAATTTAAGATTACAATCAAAATCTACAAATAGATCAAGGAATCAATAGTATGCCAAAAATACCTACATATAAATCTCAAGTAAATATGACTTCTCAATCTGGTAGTGTAGAAAGCAATCTTAGTATAAATCCATCAGATAATATTTATAATGCAACAAAATCTTTAACTAACTATATACAAGATGAGTATGTTAAAGAAGCAAAACTAGAAGCTGATAACAAAGCAACATTAGCTTTAAATGAATTATTTATTAATCAAGAAAATGGAATAAAGGGTTTATATAGTATTCAATCAGGAACTCAAACAAATCCTAAACCATTAGAAGCTGCAGCATCATTTGATTCTGATGTTAATAAACTATGGGATTATGCTAAAACAAATAAATTACAAAATTTTGATAATTTTACAAAAAAAGCATTAGAAAAAAAATTTTATGCTACAGCAGGATTATTTAAATCTAAGGCTTTATTAGGATCAAGAGAAGAACAAATTTTAGAAACTAAAAAAATAACCAATGATGTTGTTTTAAAAGAAGGTTTGGCTTTAGTTTTAAATGGTATGGAATATTTACCAATTTATAAAAGTAAAATAGAAACAAGATTAAATGAAGAATCAAGTATTACAGAAAAAGGTGTTTTACAAGAAGAGCTTAAAACAGCTTTAATTTTTGGAGAAATTCAATTAGCAAATTCTTTAGCATCATCAGATCCTTATAAGTTAAAAGAAGATATTTCTAAATTTACAAATTTAACTCTTACCCAAAAAAGCACATTATTAGCAAACGCAGATGCAACTATTTTAAGTCAAAATACAGCATTTTTTACATCTGACATGGAACTTACACAAGATACTACATCTAAAGATGTACTAGAAGCGTATGAAGAAATTATAAATCAAACATTTAATGGAAACATAGATAAAATTAAAAAATGGCAACAACTTCCAGATTCTGATAAATCAACTATAATAACTGAAGCTAAAAAAATAAGAAGAACAAATACCTCTGAAATAAATAATAGAAATACTGCAATACTTAATGAGCAAAAAGACGATAGCATTAATAAATATAGAGATTTTTTTAATGATTCAAAAGCATTAGAAACATTAAATTTATTAGAAGTTAATAAAGTATTTGGTGAACCTAAAAATTTATATGAACAAGAAGCTAAATCACAAATAGTTGAATTATCTACAAAAGTTGGAGAAAAAGAATTTTCAAATGTAAACAATTATTATAAAAATTTTAATATTCAAAAAGCAATATTATCTGGACAAGTAACAGATCACGTTACTCCATTTATTTTAGATGGAGAAACAGAAGCTAAAAGTATTACTCAAAGAGTTGGAGATGGAGTTTCTAAACAAGAATTTGGTTTTTATTTAAATTACCTTTTACCTAATATAAAAAATGAAACATTTACAAAAGATCATCAAAAATTGTATGCTAGAATTGAAAGTCTACAAACAGTTATTGAAGGACCAAGTTCTTTAAAATATTTAGATACCACTCTTGATAATAGATTAAATAATTTTCAATCATCAATGATTTTTAATTTTTCAGAAGGACTTAAAAAAGGTCATAGTGCAGATGAAATGTTAGATCCAAAAAATAAAAAATTTATTGGTAAAGAATGGCAAACATTTCAACCCGATAAAGATTATATTACAAAAATTCTTTCTGAAAAAGCTGCAGAATCAAGTAATACAATAGATGTACTATTACCTCCACCATGGAATCCAGATAAATATAAAACAGTAGATGATTGGTTAAACTCTGCAGAATATAAAGAATATGAAATAAAAAAGAAAGCTCAATAATGCCTTTAGTTGTAGATCAAATTAATGATATGATTTCAGCAGGAGTTCCTCTTGAAAAAATAACTGAATTTAAAGAAAATAAAATTTTAGAAATGAACCAAGCAGACATTCCTATTGAAAAAATAACTGAAGCATTTGGTCAAAAAAAATATGACAGAACAGATATTAAAAATTATTGGAAGTCTATTTCAGAAGAAGTAAAAAAAGATGTCAATCCAGCTGACAAAGTTGATTTTTCACAAATAACAAGTATAGACGATATTCCAAAAGAAGTTAATGCTGCAGATAGAATAGAAAAATTTTTATTTGGTACTGATGAAAGGTATCAATTTAAACCTTATTTTGAAAAAGCTTTAGGAAGTTCTGGGGTAAATAAAATTATTAAATATCATAGCGGTGGAGGATTAGGTTATGAGGTTGATGCACCAGTACCAGATGGTACAGGATTTTTAGAAAAATTAACAGAAGGTGCTGTAGGTTTAGTTGCCGAACTACCAACATTTATACCGGGTGCATTAGTTGGAAGTTTAAATGGTCCCGGAGGATCAATGTTTGGTGGTGGATTTTCAGCTGGTGCAGTTCAAGGTATTTATACAGAAGCCTTAAAAAGAGGAGAGGTAAAAAATTTTGCAGAATGGTGGGATATATTTGTAGAAGAAGGTTTAAGTGAAGGAGCAAAAACTGGAGCACAATTATATGCTGCTTATAAAATTCCCGGATTACCTTTTATAAAAGCTTTTACTAATAATATTATAGGATCAACAATAGTACAATCAACAGCTTATACTTCTGTTGGAGTAGCAATGGGTGATGACTTACCTACCCTTGAAGATTTTGCAATAACAAATTTATTATTTGCACCTTTTAATATTAAAGCATCTAAAAAAAAGATAGATAATATTGTAGCTAAAACAGGTAAAAAACCTATAGATATTATAGATAATGCAATTAAAGACAGAACTATAATAGAAGATATTAATTCAAAAAATATAGAAATACCAAGAGCCTATAGAGATATTGTTCCAGAAAAAATAACAACAGAAACAATTAAAAAAGATGCTGATATTGCTTTTGAAAAAATGGATAAAGATTTATCAACTATAAAAGAAAATTTAAAAACACAAGAAAAAATAACTGAATTAAAAAAGAAAAATCAAGAAATTTATAAATTAGAAAGAGAAAAAAATAATAAAGATAACAAAGTTGGATCTAAAATTTATAAAGAAACTTCTTTAGAAGTTAGAAAAAACAATCCAGATTCTACTGTTGCTGAAATAAATCGTGCAGTTGCAGAAAAATTATCAACCAGAACAAATAAAAAATTAGAACCAAATTTATTAGAGATTAAAAAACTTGAAGCAAAATTAAATAAAGCAAGTAAAGATCAAATAGATAAAGCTGACAAACCTTTAGATGAAGTAAGAAGCAAACTAGACGAAAGTATTGCTAAAGATCCACCACCTAAAAAAATATTTGAAATGAAAAATTTTGTAGATGATCTATTTTATAATATTTTAGACAAAAACCATGTTTTTAAAAGAGCAGAAATAAAAGCAAGAAAATTAGGAATTGAATATGAAACTAAAGTAGGTCCTTATGAAAATTTTCAATTATTAAATGGAGTTAGAGGAACTATAGAAGCCTTTATAGAAAAAGGAGCAATGGATTTTAAAACAGGTAATATTATAGGACCCTCTCTTAGAAGTGTATTTACAAAATATAAAATTAATACAGAAGCTATTTATAAAGATTTTAGAAGATATGCTATAGCAAAAAGAGCAATAGAAAAATCATCACAAGGATTTCAAACAGGTGTACCAATTAAAGAAGCTAAAATATTTGTTAAAGAAAATTCTAAATTTGAAGAACCATTTAGAGAAATTGTTAAAGTATCAGAATTATCTCTTAAATATTTATTAGACGCTGGTGTAATATCTAAGGAAGTTTATCAAGCTGCATTAAAAGCTAATAAAGATTTTGTTCCATTTTTTAGAGATTTTCTTGAAGAAAGTGGACAAGGTAATTTTTCTAAAAGTGTAAGAAACCCATTAAAATATTTTAAAGGAAGTAACAGAAAAATAATAGATCCATTTGAAAGTATATATAATAATATTTATACATTTATTACTATTGCAAAAAAAAATGAAGCCAATGTTTCTTTTATAGAAATGATTGAAAAAGGACAAAAAAAAGCTAAATACACTGTAAGTGAAACAGAAGGTTTTTTTCCCGAAGTTCAATTATCAGAAAAAAGAACTAAAGAAACTAAAATTACATTTAAAGAATTAGAAGGCATAGTTGAAAATCCTGCTAGTTTAAAATCATCTGTAGCTGATGGATTTTCAGTATTTAGAAAAGAATCTGGAATGTTAAAAGATACAGAAATTGTTATTTATAGAAATGGTAAAAGAGAAGTTTGGGAAGTAGGAGAAACATTTGCTAGACCTACTAAAGTTTTTGACAAAGGAACATTTCAAATTGTTGCTAATTTTTTATCGTTACCATCAAAAACATTAAGACTTGGTGCAACAGGTGCTGGAGAATTTATATATAATAATGTATCAAGAGATGCTGTTACTGGAGCTGTACAAAGTAAAGGATGGTATCCACCTTTTACTCAGACTTTATTAGGTTTGGCAATGGTTATAAAACCAACAAGAAAAGCATTTGGTTTAGAATCTGTTTTTGAAAAATATTCAAAATCTGAAGCTCTACAAAATTCTATAATTACTATGGATAGAACATATTTTAATAAATCAGTAAAATCATATTTAAACAAACTAAATCCAATAAATCTTATTAAGAATCTTCCAGAATATTTCAGAGTATACATAGAGTTTTCTGAAAAAATTAATAGAATGGGTGTTTATACATTAGCTCTTAATAGAAATTTAAAAAAAGGATTAGACAACACTCAAGCTCTTAAAAAAGCAGCAGTTGAAACTAGAAATAACCCAATGGATTATAAAAGAATGGGTCATTCAATTAATGGTTTAAATCAATTATCTGCTTTTTTTAATGCAAGAATACAAGGTTTAAATGAAACAGGAAAAGCATTTAAAGAAAGACCAGCTCAAACTTTAGCAAAAAGTTTTATGTATATAACAGCACCATCTGTAGCATTATGGTTTGCTAATCATGATGATCCAGATTATCAAAGTTTACCTCAATGGAGAAAAGATTTATTTTGGAACATTAGAATTAATGGTACATATTATCCAGTAGCTAAACCATTTGAATTAGGATTAATATTTGGAACTGGTGCAGAAAGATTTTTAGATTATTTTTATGATAAAGATCCTAAAGCTTTAGAAAAATTTGGAGATGCAACTTTAGTTACATTATTTAAAGGTGTAGTTCCTGTACCCGATTTTTTAAAACCTTTTTGGGAAGCTCAAAATAATAGAAGTTTCTTTTTTGACAGACCCATTATTCCTATGGGATTAGAAGGCATACCATCTGAATATCAATTTACAGATTTTACTTCCGAAACAACAAAATTAATAGCTGGATTAATTAGAAAAATTAATGGTGATGATTTTTCAAAATGGTCTAGTCCATTAGTTTTAGAAAATGCTTGGAGAGGTTGGTCTGGTGGAATAGGTGGTTATATATTAGCTTTATCAGATTCATTGCTAGATGCTGCAGGTATTATAGACAGATCAAAAAATAGAAAAAAAATGTTATCAGAGTACCCTGTAATAAAAGCAATCTTTATAAAAAATCCAGATAGAAATGCAGAACCAATAACTGACTTTAGAACATTATTTAAACCTGTAAATGCAAGAATTAAAGCTGCTAATCTTCTTCAACAAAAAGGAGAAATTGAAAAGGCTAAAAAAGAAAGAGCAAAATTACCGGAAGGATGGGTTACATTAGAAATTGCCTATAGAGCAATGGCAGTTCAAGAAGATTTTATTAGAAATATAAATGAAAATCCAGATTCTTCATCAGAAGAAAAATTATATTTAACAAATATTGTATTAAAAGATATGATAATTGGTGCAAAAAAAGCTGTGAATATGTACTATAAAAAAGAAGTTTACATAATAAAAAAAGAGATGGACTAAATAATAAATAGGTAATATAGAAGAAGTAACATGACAGTATCAACTACAAGTATATCCAAATCAACAACTGGTAATGGCACAGCCACTAGCTTTCCATACGATTATAAAATTTTAGAAGCAACTGATTTACAAGTTATTATTAGATCAGCAACAGGTGTAGAAACAATTAAAGCAACATCAACTTATACAGTTACTGGTGTAGGTGCTGA